ACGGCCGTCATTCCGGTCTCCCGTGTCGAGCATGCCCTGGAGAAGGTTCTCGAGCTGCCCTGGAACTCCGTGACCCTCGATGTCATCCCCGCCAGTGGAGAGGGCAAGCGCGAGGACCGGACGACATGAAGATCCCCGAAGCCCACATCTGCGACGCCGCTGGCTGCATGAAGGACGCCTGGTATCGGATCACCCACGAGATCCTGCGCGAGCCCACCATCGCCGGCCACATGCGCTACGGACTCGAGTGGGGCCGCACCAGGCCCATGGTCTTCGAGTTCTGCGACGAGCATGCCACGGACTTCTCCATCGGCGGCCGGGGAGCCTGGACGACCCCTCCACGGCTCAAGCAGGGCGCCCCGGAGGGGATATGAGTGACTTCGCATCGTTCTTCACGGCCGTCTTCATGATCACGGCCGGGATCGTGATCCTCTTCCTGGGAGTGGTCGTGGCTCTGATGATCGGGGCCTACCTCGGGTTCGTGAGCGCGGCCGGGCTATGAGCTGTCTCGTCCCCCCACAGTCCATCGAGCAGTTCTTCGGCCTCATCAACACCTGTGTCTCGGCCTACGGGGGCCCTGACTGGGTCGAGACGGCCATCCTGGGCCTCCTGGCCCTGGTTCTCGTTCTCCTGGCCGGGATCGGCATCATCGCCGCAGGGAGGTCCAGATGAGAGACCAGGGCTGCGCCATGCACTTCCTGATCGCGGGCATCCTGTGGATGATGTTCTGGGCCGGCCTGGCCTTCCTCTTCGTTACCCTGGTGCGCTCATGACCCCTCCGACCGTCCTTCTCCGCGTCACGCCCGAAGCCATCGAAACGCTGTTCACCCGCGATCACGACGGCAATCGGCTGCGCGTCGAATGGGGCGAAGCGGGAGCGGATGGCTTCCACGACCCGGTGATTTCGGTGGACTACACCGACAACATCCACGCCGCAGACAAGGCCACCATCGCCACCCTGAACGGCATCATCGACCTCAACAACGCCGACATCCGCGACCGTGACGAGTCGCTGGTCATGGTGCGTGCGGCGGTCGTCAGGCAACGCGAGGAGATCGCCACCCTCCGCGCCGAGAACGAGCGGACACGGGAATGGATCGACCAGAACCTTGCCGTCTGGTCCGACGACGAGGACACGAGCCAGATCTCGATGGCTGTCTGCGATCTTCTCCGCAAGGTGCGGAATGTCATGGACACCGGCCATCCACTCGCCGCGAAGGAGGCCGAAAGTGCCTGATCTGTGGCTCCCCGACTTCGAGGTCACCATCGTTGAGGTGATGGGGCAGGAGTGGCCGACTGCCTACCTCGTCAGCAAGTGGGAACGGAACGCCATCGGAGAGCGGCGCTTCACGGGCGAGACTCGCACCTATCGTGATGCCGCCACCCTCCGCGCCGCGCTGGACGAGCTGCGACCGTTGGCAAAGTCGGGTGCATCACGGGCGCATCTGATGGAGTCCGGGGTCATGGTGCGTCACAACGGGACGCTCTGGGAGTGCGAAGCCGAGCGGTGCATCGCGGCCCGTGAACTGGCGTGGACGCCCGAGGAACGCGCCGCAAAAATCGCCGCCCTCGCCACGGCGAATGAGACGCCATGACCGCGCAGGAAGCCCGCAGTGTTCGGGTCGTCCGGACAATGACCGGCTGGGATGAGGAGAAGGCCCTCGATTTCGTGCGGGTCTTCTACTGGCACGTCCGCCAATACCCTGGCGGAACGGAGGGATTGATCAGGGCAATCAGGAATGGGTCATTCGTGACAGGTGAGAAATGATGCGAGAAATACCATTGTGGCTTTCGGGAATTAGGTTATTCTGGTCGCACGCCCGTGCGGCGTCCTCGAATGAGCGAGGTAGCTGATGGAGACATTGCATCTCCTCCGGCGAAAGTTTTCGGCAGGTCACGCCCATCAGCCATGCGGCGAGCGTCCCCACGGTCACGATTACGAGGTAATCGTGGGCGTTCGGGATTTCCCCGTCGGGGCCGCAGATCAGCTCAATGACCTGCTCGTCCAGCTTTCTGGACGGAATCTCCCGGAGATGTTGCCAGCCGTTCCGCCCACCTGTGCGGGAATCGCGAGCTGGTTATTCGAGAATTTGCGCATGACCGGACCAGTCGTGCGGGTATCGGTCTGGCAATCGGGCGAATTTGGTGCGGAGGTTACCGAAACCGACGTATGAAGAAGCCGTTCACCTGTGAGTGTGGAACTCGTACCACCGCCCCCTTCCTGATCAATGGGCGGCATATGTGCACGCTGTGCGCTGAAGAGTTTCATCCAGGCATTGTGAACAGGCGTGCATCGAGGGATTGGCATGAATTCGTCAACGAGCGCCCGAAGTTCCGCCGTCAAGCACGAATGGACCAGCGCTGGAACTACTGATTTTTCAGGACATCCCAGCGCCTGGGGCGACTCCCCAATAGAGTTTCTCAAATCGGCCGTTACCTCCGCGACGCCCATCAAATTCCACGAGTTCACTGTTCCCTCAACGAGCACGAGCGCGCCGATGAGCTGGAAGCTCTTCTGGGAGCACGAGAATAAATTCGACGAAGCCGAGCGGGAGGCGCTGATTGGCACCATCGTTGACAGCGTCATCGAAGCCGCGAGCAAGCGTTGTACCGATTTCAGCGCTGCAATCGAATTCCTGGAATCCGAATCGCCAGGATTCGTTTATGTACCAGAAGGAACTGGCGTCACTTCGACGGTTTGGCCTGGTGGCTCCACTTATAGTTCGACAACGACCACCTGGTACTCCTCGACCCGGGAAGGGGTCTACACCCTCGCCAACGACGTATGAGCTGATTGACGGCGAGCACCGGCTCCGGGGCGCGAAGGAGCTGGGCTATACGGAGGTCCCCATCTGGGATCTGGGCATCATTTCGGATGCAGTTGCCAAGCAGCTGACCATCGTGCTCAACGAGACCCGTGGGTCGCCGGATCCGACCCTGCTGGGCGAGCTGCTCATGAACCTCCTGGAGACGGAGCTACCGCAGGATCTCCTGGAGGTTCTGCCATTCCCGGAAGAGCGGTTTACCGAACTCACCAAGCTGGCCGAGTTCGACTGGAGCACCATCACCGAACCGGCCAAAACCGAGACCGGCTGGGTGGAGCGGACGTATCGCATGCCAAAGGAGGCGGCGGTGGTCATCGATGATGCCATCGCCCGCGTCAAGAGGGATTCCGGAAATGTCAAGGATTGGCATGCCCTGGAATTCATCTGCGCTGACTTTTCCGCTAAATAGGGGACCATGCGACCGACGAAGATCGATTACCCCGCAATTGAAAAAGAATACGTAACGGGCGAGGAATCCCTTCGGGAACTCGCCCGTCGTCATGATGCGAGCTGGAGTTCGCTGGCCGCCAAGTCGCGCCGCGACAACTGGACCGACAAGCGGGCCGCGTTCCGGGATTCCGTCGTGCGCCGCAGTTACGAGCGGACGGCCGACCGCTATGCGTCGGACCGGGCGGAGATCCACAACGAAGAGGTCATGGTCATGCGAGCGACGCTCCGGCGCTATGCCGAGCAGCTCCGCGATAAAGAGGTCTCGGTGAACACGAAGGATGCTGTTGCGGCGGTCGGCGCCCTGCAGCTGCTCCTCGGTGAGCCGACGGCCCGCTCGGAGAACAAGGTCATTGAGTTCTCAACTGGCGGACTTGCTCCAGACGACCTCCGACGGCTCGTTGAGTTTGCAAGAACTCGAATTGTCGAGGGACGGCTGGCAGCAGGTCCTGAGCGAAGCGACGAGGCTGCTGGCCCGGGATGACGTGTTCGCCTTCGGCGAGTACGTGTTCGGGTATGTGGCCGCACCCCACCATCGCGAGATGGTGGAACACATGCTGGGCTGCATCGAGCGCAAGGAAAGCTCGGTCATCCTGGAGCCCCGCGGGCACGCCAAGACCACCTGGGGCAACACCATCCTGCTGTCCTGGCTGGTGGGCAAGAATCCGAACCTGCGCATCGGCCTGATCAGCAACACGGCCAAACAGAGCAACGCCTTCTCGCGGGCCATCCGCTGGACCATCCAGAGCAACGACAAGTACCGCGACGTGTTCGGGGACCTGGTCTCCCCCAGCAAGTGGACCGACGTGGAATGGCTGGCCAAGGACTCCATCCATCACGCCAGCAAAGACGTGACGATGTACTCCGCTGGGGCGCTCGGCGCAATCATCAGTAAGCGTTTCGACCTGATCCTGTGCGATGACATCCTCGACGAGGAGAACACCGCCAACCCCGAGCAGCGCGAGAAAATCGTCACCTGGTTCTGGAAAACGCTCAAGCCCTGCCTGGTGCCGGGCGGAATCATGCTGGTGCTGGGCACGCGCTGGGCCGAGGAGGACCTGTACGAGGTCCTCATCGAGAACAACAAGTGGCCCTCCATCGTGCGGGGGGCCCTGATCTACGAAGAGAACGACGTGGCCCAGCGCAAGCCGCGGGCGCTCTGGCCGGAGGTCTGGCCGGTGTCGGCGCTGCTCGGCGAGAAGCTGGACATGGGCAGCGCGATGTTCGCCTGTTCGTACCTCAATGACATCTCCGGGCTCATGGCGGGCAATGTCTTTCACCGGGACTGGTTTCGCTACTTCGATGCGTTGGATCCCGATAAGCACTACACCATCACGATGGGCGTGGACCTGGCAAGCTCGGAGCGGCAGGCGGCCGACTTCACGGCCCGGGTCGTCGTCGCCGAGGACGAGCAGCACAATCACTACATCCTCTCGGTCTACCGGGACAAGCGGGAAACGGGACATCGCCAGTTCGTCATCGACGGCTGGCAGGCCTACCCGGAGATGTCGCGCATCGTCATCGAGAACAACCAGTTCCAGTCCACCCTGGTGCGGGACCTGGTCGATACGACGAGCCTGCCGGTCGTCGGCAAGAAGGCCGACGTGGACAAGGTCACCCGGGCGCGCTCGGTGGCAGCCCGCTACGAATCGCGCAAGGTATTCCACCACCGCAGCATGGCCGGTGGCCTGTTCGAACAGGAGTTGCTGCAGTTCCCCAAGGGGCACGACGACATGATCGATGCCCTGGGTAATGCCATGGACCTCGGTCGTGGCGGCCTCGTGTTCGGCTCGTTGAAGAGGTGATACATGGCGGAGCTTGAATTCCGGGACGGAAAGCGGGAAACGCCCGATTACCTCGCCGAATACCTGTCGAACGTCGACACGGTGCGGGTGACTTATCTCGAAGCCATCGCTCTCGCGAATAAGGCCCGGCTCACTGAGCACCTGAACAACATGCAGCAGAAGGTGATCACGGAGCACTTCAAGGATCTACGGAGCCTCTAGATGGGAATTGTCGTCGACTTCCTGCGTGCTCCCGGCCCGAAGGCAACACCGGATAAGGTGCCGACCAGCTCGGCCACCGTCGCCTTCCGTGAGCGGGGGCGCGTCGGAAAGACGAACGTCTCCGTCTACCGGAACTGGTCCGAACGGTCGGAGTGGGTACGCACCGCCATCAACCTGCTGAAGCGCGAGGTCTCCACCGCGGAGTGGGACATCGTCGCCTTCGACACAGACCAGGACGCCAGCCCGGTTCTGGCTCGCCAGATCAAGATGCTGTTCGACCGCCCGAACGCCCGCAACGACTCTTTCCGGGGATTCCTCGAACCGGTCATCGAAGACATCCTCACTCTCGACGCGGGATGCGTCGAGGAGGTCCGTTCGCTGAAAGGGCAGACCGTCGAGCTGTGGCCGGTCAACGGCGGCGAGATCAAGATCGATGCCCTGTGGGATGGCAGCGACCCGCACTGGGTGGCGGTCGACCTGCCCGAGGCTGTGCGCCAACGACTGATCAGCTATGCGCCGGCTCAGCCGCCCGAGTTCGATGCCTTAGAACGCCGCCTTG